AACCGATCGTCTGTCGGGTCAAGTCCAATGAGCCCTTGAGGCCGTCGAATTTCTCGAAGTATCCCCCGAGCGCCTTGTCCGTCGTTGCGAACCACGGCTTGACCGTGCCGAGCATGAAGTTGTTGAGGTCATAAGCCCGATCCCGTATCTCGTGAATCCATTCGCCCGTCTTGCCGTCTCCTCCACCTTTCCCAAGCAGTTTATCAATTGCACCGCCGACCAGCTTAAACGCCGCAAAAAGGGCGACCGCAAAAGCGCCGATAATAGCCAGGGGTACAATCGCCGCAGCAAGAATCGTTGCCGCCGCAGCAATAGCGGTTGCCAGCGTGACGATGGCCGTCGTAATTCCAGTTGCAATGGTAGCGATTGCCGTTCCAATGGCTGTAGCCAATGTCGTGATAACCGTCCCTATTGAACCTGCGATGCTCGAAACCGTAGTCGAAAGGCTTGAAAATGCAGAGGCTGTACTTGAGGCCGCTTTGGTCGCCGTCCCGACCATATCTGTTAACAGGCTCTTTGCCCACTTCGTTATCATTTCTCCGATCATGCTTGAGAACGTATTCTTTATCGAATCACAAATACCATTCCATCCCTCTTTTAAAGAATCGCCCTCAAAAATGATGCCTTTTATGGTGTCCCCAAATCCCCGCGCCACATCTGACCAGAGATTGTCAAAGGCATCATAGGTGTCCCTAGCCGCCGTCTCTCCGGCATCTGCGAAATCCTGCCACTGAGGAACCATAACCCCCATCGTCGAAAGGAATGCGGCGCGGATATTATAGAGCTCCCGCAAAATTGTATTTGCACTCACGCCCATCCGGTCGCCTACTGCCTTTAACTGATCTTCGAAGTCACCAGCGGCATAGACGAGTGAGTACATCCGGGGAACGGCCTGATCCAGCAGGGAGGAGAAATTGCGAGCCGGGGGAAGAACCTGGGTGACCGTCGTCGATCCAAGCTCCTTCAGCTCATCATTTATGGCCCGGACGCCATCGCCATATTCAGTAAGATCAATCACCCCGTCGCGGAGCATTCGGCCAAGCTTTTCCTCATGCCCCAGGAGTTCTGATATCTTGGCGCTCTTTTCCTTTATGGTCAGAACGCCGTATTCCTGCATATATTCGCCCCAGGTCTTTTGCTTTGCGGCAACGTCCTCTAGGACCGGGATAAATATTTCTGTCTCCTTGCGCAACGCCTCCTGCTTCTTCTTCTCCTCTTCGATCTGGGCGACACGCTCCCCGCCGACCTTGTTCATCGACTCCTGGAGCGCTTTGCTCTCTTCGCCGCGCTTGATGGCAAGCGCCATCGCGTTTATGTTGCCGTTGTATTTATCGGTCAGCTTTTGGAATTCTTCTTTAGTCAGCCCGGCAGCCAAGGCGATGCCCTCAAGTTTCTTCCTGAATTCTTCTGTCCTCTCGGCATCCCGCCTTGTAGCTAACTCGGCATATTCCTCAGCCGCCGCCTTCTCTTTGAGTTTGATAACGTAATACCCAACAGCCGCCGCCGCCGCCATCCATATCCCAACGGATGAGCTTAGGACGGCTGCCATAGTCCTAATCCCGCCGATGAGCTTGGGAATAAGCATGAATAACGGCCCGAGTACAGCTAACAGCCCGCCGACCTTTAGCGCTACTGAGCCTATTTTCCGCGCCAGCTCAGGATTGGCCGCAACCCACTCCCTGACTTTGATGATGATTTCCTTGACCTTGACGATAAAATCCGTCACCATCGGCATGAGTTGTATAGCCAGCTCTTTGCCCGCACCGGCAATCCCGCCCTTCAATTCCCGGAGCCGATCATTAAAATCTTCACAGGATTTCGCCGCTTGGCTGGAAAAGACCATCCCCAGCCGCTCAGCCTCTTCCCGATGGGCCTTCATCCCTTCCCGGCCCTCATTGAGCATGGGAATCATTTCAAGGCCGGAGCGACCGAACAGATCTTGTGCCAGGGCTGCCTTGACCGTACCATCCTCCATCGTCGAGAATCGATCGGCCACTTCAAGCAACAGATCCTCAAGGCCTCGCATTTTGCCTTCAGAGTCAAGGACGGATATTCCCAGGGAATCAAAGGCACGCTGGGATTCGAGTAGGCCGTTATTGGCATCCACCGCATTCGCCGCCAGTCTTCGCATGCCCGTTGCGAATCCGGCAAGCGAACTTCCGCCGAGTTCGGCCGCGAGCCTATAGCCGGAGAGAAGCTCGGTCGAGATGCCGAGTTTTTTAGAAAGCTTGGCAACCTCATCGCCTGCGTTCGCCGTCTTCTTTATCATCGCGCCGAATGCACCGACCACTACGGCTCCGGCGGCGGCCATCCGGGCGCCCATGCCCGCCATCTTCTGCCCAATGGCGTCTACGCTCGAACCGAGGCTCCGCTTATCCTTTTCCGTAACCTCTTTGACGGATTTATTCCACCCGGTTTTATCGAGTACAAGCTTGCTGACGATGGACCCAGCGACAAAGCCTCCCATAGCTCCGGCCATTTACTTTCTCCCTTGCTTCTTCAATTTCGCAAGATGCTCCCTCATGTCTCTCTCTGCGGCTTCTATCTCTTCTTCATGAGCCGTCTCAAAGAATTGGGCCTCCAGCCGCTTGATCTCGGCATTCACCTTCTCGGCCTCCCGGTATGGCAAAAGCGCCGCCGCATAGCTTTCCGACCGCTTCACCAACGCCCGGAATTTCGCTTCTTTTATCCAAAGCGCAAACTCCCTTATGTCCATCCCCACGAGGTCGGAGAAAGAGAAAAGGCCAGGGAATTCAGCCGCTATGACGGCGATTTCTCTTGCCCTGGCCCTGGCTCGTTTTTTTCTTCGGCCTCCGGCGCGACAATCGACTTCACCACAAAGCGGATGATCTCACCGACCTGGAAGATGTCGAGCTTGGTGAACAGTTTGCTCGGGCCGAAAAGCACCTCAAGCCTCTGCCAAGCCGCCTCCAAATTTCCCTTAGGGATTTCCTCATCGAGCCGCCCGATCTCACCCAACATCTTCTGCGTTACTTTTTTGAGTGAGAAGATGTGGCCGTCGATCTCCACCTCAATTGGCTTGTAGAGGGATTTCTCCGATTCGATTTTTAGCCTGGGCATATTAAGCCCCTGTTACGGCAAACCGAATTCGGTTGAACCTGACTCCAGCCCGACCTGACCGAATTTTCCGTCGTAACCGCTCTCCTGGGAGACGAACACCTTGAATTTCATCGGGACGATCCGCTGAGTGTCCTTGTCCCATGTGAAATCCAGGCCGACGACGGGATAGCACTTGTAGAGCAGAACCCATGTCGAGGGGTCGGTTGAAACCTCGTTCCCGCAGATCGGCTTAATGACGATCTGTTTGGACAAATCGTAGAGCGAGCATCCGATCTGGTTCTCGATGGGAATGGTTCCATCCGCTCCAACTTCCGTGTGGAGCGCAGCCGCCAACTGTGCGGCGCTCAGCCTGGTCAATGTGACCTCCAGGTTCATGACACTTCCGGTGAGCACTGCATCGACAGCGGCATCTCCGGCCTGGTCCTCATTGATGTCCGAGGCATTTGACTCCATCGTGAGCTTGGCCCCGCCGAGCGTCTTGCCGAGATAGACGGCGCCCGACTCGCCATAGCCCCAAACAATCTCCGCCGGCCCTTTGTCCCAAACGGGCATCACTGGCATTTTAGAACCTCCTAAAAAATAATTAGATTATGGGCTCTCAACACATGAGCCCTCACGTACTCGGAAAATAAAATTTACACTAAACTCAAATAGGCCGTTTGAATCCTGGCCTATGTATTGCGGTATTGCCATCGCCTCGATAACCTCGGCCAAATAGTCCGGGCCGGAACCGATGGCGGGCATGTTCCAACCCGCCGTACCTTGCAGGACATAGAACGCGTCCCAGGCATCATCCCTGGCCGTCATATACGTCTTGGCCCGAGTTATGATCTGGATGTTTACGTTCATCGAATCCGGGATATAGTAGTTAGACTCCCCGCCCCCGGCTTCGCTCACAAGGCGGCATCTCTCCGGCGCGTCCTGGGCACGATGACCAACCTGTAGGTCATCGCCGATCGTCCAGCCGGTGAGCGTCGAGATGAGTGTTGCGATTTCTCTTATCATTTTACTTCGCCGAGTTCTTGATATGGTCTGCTACAATTTGCATGTAGTCGTTTTTATACATCATCATTTTCGTTTCAAGATATTTCGGGCCGGGACTCGCCGCCCCCTTCGTCGTCGTCCAATGAATGGGCCAATGCTTGGAAAGCGGTCTCCCCAATTTATCCGTCATGCTCATATTATCGGGACTGATTTCATGCCAACGGGCGGCATATTTGATATTAAAACCACACTCCAGACTTATTTTGCCCTTTTCAACCTTGGCTTCGTTCACCAGCCTTGAGCCCCAAAGGTCGCCGATATCCTTAGGCGCTTGAGGAGCCTTTTGTATGCCATCTAAAAGAAGCTGTCCTCCTGCCTTAAATAGCCCTTTTGCTGCTTCGGATGGAATTGCATCCTCGACGATCTTATTGAATTTTTGCTCAAAGTCGCTAAAGTCAATCGTCATGCCCATGTTTCACCTATGCCAAATAAACCTCATAATGCGGCCTGGAAAACGCCTTCGGCTGACTGATGTTGATGATAGAACGTTCAATGCTTTCCTCTCC